AGATATAGTGTGCGCATGGGGGAAGTCTGTAAAGCGATTTCTGGCTAAATCTTCTGTGGACAAATTGTTGTGTGTGTGGCGTGACACCAGAGTCTGCAGAGTTTGACAGCAGAGTCTGCAGCAGCGCAAAACTGTTGCGCACCGTGTCGGCCACTCTGACGGTCTAGAGTTTTTCTGCGATCGTCATCGGCTTCACCTCACCGAAGCCTTGTTTCGTACCGAAGTACTTCTGGATGTCTCCAGACGATGGAGCGTTGTCCGAAACCTTGCGTTTCGCCTCGTCGATAGCAATGTGGTGCCTGATCTCCAACGCCTTCAATACTGACTTTGGCACCATGGAAAACTGCGCCAGTGCCGCTGCGGAGGCATACCCCAAAGCAAACCGTCCCGCACCTTTCAGTACATCCGGGAGTGAACTAAAATCGAACAAAATCCCAAACGGATGGTATATGCCAAGCCCAAGAGTGATCTCGACTGAGGCAAAAGCTAGCCCCCCAATCGCCACCATTATCCAACCCAACACGGCGAATAGTTCGCCCACTAAATCAACAAATTCCGCGTGCAAATCGTTAATACCTTTGACCGAGCGACCGCTCGCAGACATTGATCCGACAATCAAAGAAATTGTCGGAAGAATACTAGCGGCGATAAGACCCAGAAAAGTCGTGATGATCCGGCCGATATCACCAGTGACAAAGCCACTGGGCAAAAGGGTCACGAGCCCCCCAGCCAAGCAAAAAACGGGCCATGATCTCAGCCAAATTTGCAATCTATCTTCCCACTGACTGCCCATTCTTTCAGGGCTTCCACGATTTGCAACATAGCATCTGCCGGGTCCAAAAGCTGCCCTTTTGTTTCAACCGGACGCGGCATTGAGAGTTTCACGATTCCGTTCTTTTCTGTCCCGTCACCGCGCAGACCAATATCTGCCGGATCGATGTTGCGCAGCGCCTCGTCGATTGTAGCTCGCGAAATTGGCTTCTTCGCTGAGCGGTCGCGTCGACGAGCTGCCGGAGCAATACCGGAACAGCACCAGCACCCACTTCCGCATGGAAGCAATCCCGCGCTTGGTATGCTCGGCCTGCGGGCGTCGCGGGCGCCCACAGACCGTGTCCGGCAGCTACTCAACCGGCTCCGGATATCGCAGCCACTAGCACCCATTTCCCAGCCTTAGCTGGGCAACTCATAGTTCGAAATCAGCACTTCCGCGCGCTCTGGCTGCGCGCCTTTGGCCCCGATGGTGTAGGTGGTTTTCACCTCCTGAAACCGGAAGTTCTTGAAGGTTTCGCGCACGCCAGAGACGTCGTTTAAAGACAGGATGAAACGCCCCTTTAAACGGTCCAGAACACCCGCCAGTTCCTCGAACCGATCGCGGCTGAAGAGCTGCTTGCCGTAGTCGCCCTCGCAGCCCCAATAGGGCGGATCAAGGTAGAACAAAGTGGTCGGGCTATCGACGCGGCGGATGAACTCCGCGAAGTCCAGGCACATCATCCTCTAGGCTTTTTTCCAGTTCATTCGCCGCTTCTTCGCCGCTCATAGCCCATTGAACAAACGCCGCCCCGCCTGCGATCACGGCATAGGTCACGAGGTTGACGGGGTTCAGCATACCCAAAAGCGCACTGCCCAAAGCCTTGACGGCCCCGCCTGCGCCCATCGGCCCGATGACTTGCGTGATCTGGCTGCCCTGCTGGATCGCGAGCTGCAGCGGGTTTTGACCGGCGGCGATCATCATCCCGATGTCATTGAACTGAGATACAAGGTTGCCGACAGATCCGGCTGCACCCTGATGTGCAGCCCCAAGACCTTGCGCGCGCTGGCCAGCCGTCAAGTATTGCGCACCCAATGCGCTCAGGCTTCGCTCAGCCTCTTTCTGCGAAATCACATTTTCCGAAAGGGCGGCATCAACGACCTGAAGCGCCTGCGCATATCGCATCGATGCCGCGTAAAGCGGGTCCAGGGATGCCCGCAATGCCTCATAAGACTGCTTGGCTCCAAGCGCAGCCGGGGTGAGTTTTGCGGTCTCGGCGGCGGCTTCGACCGCGACGGCATGTGCAACATCAGCGACACTCGCCAACTCTGTCTTCAAAGAAGCGACAGCTGGGATCGCCGTTCGGGCCGCATCGGTTAATGCTGGCCCGATCTTGGCGCCATCGGTTGCCGTTGTGACGGCAGCGGTGCCAACGCCTTGCACGTCTACCTTCACCGCCTTCAGGGCGGCGGTGGCCTGTCCGGCGTCGGCCTTCAGCAGCAGCGATAGAGCGAGGGTCATTGCATCCGCACCCGATTTAGGGCGTTCAGCGCCCCGGTTTCGATCATCTGCATCTCCGACCACTGGTCGGGCGTCAGCTTCAGTCCCGCGCCGCGCAGGCCTGCGCGAACGCCCGAATAATCAAGGCCGACCCACATCAGCCCGCCTTGCGCGAGCGAAACCACGCGCCACTGGCTTTCAACGACCAGAAACGCATGCAGGGCGGCGGCGTGAATTTCCCAAAGGCCAATCGCCTCTTCGGGCTGGATGAGGGCGGGGTCGATGCCCCAGAACTCTGCATCGGCGTCTAGCTCGTCATCGCGGCCACTGCCGCGCAACTGCCCTAGCGCCCATGCCTCGCCCGCCCATTTCAGTTTCCCGCTTTGGCTCCGGCCAGCGCTTGCCAGTAGGCCCGGATCAGGCCGATCCGCACATAAGGCGGTGCAATGACCTCCTCGAGCAGCTCGGCCGAAAACGCGACCGGCGCGTCCTGGTCATCAACTACGTCATCAAGGCTCAGAACGGCTTGGCGCAGAAACTCCACCGGTTCCAGCGCGGTTGCCTCCTCGGGCAGCACCTTGAACCGCACAGACAAGGTTTGTGCGATGGTGCCGCCATCGGTCGGCACGTTGATCGTGGCCGTGGTGCGGAAGGTCGGGTGCTTTTGCAGCTTGAAGGTCATTTGGGGCTCCAGACTAAAAAAATGGGTTCAGATCAGGTGATCGCCAGCGTCCACTGGTCGTTGCCCGCGTTTTGCTGCGGGATCAGCTTCAGCGGCCATTCGGCGATGCCTTGGTTTTCTTCGACGCCCGTGGGGCGCTGCACTTGTGCCAAGGGCGCGTTGATCGTGATCCGCGACCCGGCGGTCACGCCGTGCTGCACGATCACCGGCGTCTGGGTCTGGTTGACCGCCAGTTGGAACGGGTTGATCGTGGTCAGCGGTTCGGCCTCGACCGTCATGTCGATGGTTTCGGCGTGGTCTACGAGCATCACGCTTTCCGAGTTAATCAGGAACCGAGTCTCGATCTGGTTGCCCAGATTCATCGCGAACTGCCGCATCACCAGCGAGGTGCCACCAACCGTGAACACCGGCGTGTTGGTCTTGCTGGCAACCAAGGGCTTGCGTTTGCGCAGGGCGATCACCCGGCGCATGATCTTGGTGTCGTAACCCCGGCCCTTGGCCTCGGCGAACAGCTCCTTTTCTTGCTCGCCAATGTCCTTCTTCTCGGCCTCGAGCTGCTCGGCCCGTTCGATGAACTGGCGCAGTTCGTCGGCGGTCACATTGTAGGCGTCGGTCGCATCGGTCATGCCTGCACCCCCAAGATTTCGGACTTGATCTTTTCTGCGGTCTCTTTGGTCATACCCGCCGCTTTGGCGACGGTGTCCACGGCCTCTGTCACGCGCTCAGCCAGCTTGGCGTCTTCCTTGGCGCGGCGGTCTGAGGACATGTTCTGAGCCGCCTGCGCCGCACGGAACGCGTCGGCCAGCGCCTTCAGCTCTTTCGGGGCCACGCCATCAGCGCCATCGCCCAGCATGTGAAGCACGACCGACTTGATCATCTCGCCCGCGATGATGGTCAGATCATCACTGGCCTTGGCATCATGCTTCTGGGCCAGCACCGCCACGATCTCGCGGGTTTCGGTCAGGCGCTTGGACAAGCGCGCCTGCCGGATCGAATAGCGATTGAAGCTGCTGAAGGCCGGAATGTCGAATTCCAACTCGCCGCGGTGTTCGGCCATCAAGGCTTCGCACTTGCCCACGAACTCGGCATAGATGTCGGTCTGGGTCTTTTCCCGATCGGCAAGCTTTGCCGCCGCCCACGCGACAATTCCTTCGGCTTCCGTTGGCAAAAGATCAAACGAGGATAGACGCCCACGGCCCATGGTTCATTCCCCCGGACGGCTGGGGCGGTCGATACCCTCGATTGTGATGGTGCGGCGCAAATGGCGCGCGCCCTTTTCGGTCAGGGTCGCAATCCAGACTGAACTGCCATCAGGCTTCATCAGCGTGACTGCGCCCATTTCGGCCAGCCAATCCAACTCGCCATGCAGCCATGCGCGTGGGCGGTCGATGCCGACTTTGTTATACAGTTCTTTCTGGATGAAGCCGGTATGCAGCCGTTCATCTATCTGAGCGGCCAGAGCCTTCAAAATGACCAGGCGAGCATCGGCGCGGATATCGTCTTCGTAGGCCATAGGTCAGCCCTTCAACAGGTGGTTTTCGTGGCGGCTCACCACGGCTTCGAGGCGTTCCATGATGCCCATGTTGCCCTCCATCTCGGCCCGCATCGCTTTTACGTCGCCCTGCATCTCGACCATGGTCAGCGCAATCCGGTGGACGTCTTCCTTGGACGGCATCGACTTCTGCGCCTGCTCGAGGCTGCTCAGCCGTTGGCCCTGCCCTTCGATCATGCTGGCATGCTGGTCCAGCTTGGCCGCGTTCCGTTTCGACGGGCCGGAAAAGATGTTCCACATCACGACGCCAAGGTTCGTGAAGGTCAACATGACCAGCGCCCAGAGGTTCAGCACCTGGACGGACGTGTCAGCAGGGGATGCCGCGACAGTTTGCACGATCTCGTTTGCCACCGTCATTTGCCCACCCACTTCCCGACCACGTCCTTGATCGTGTGACCGCCCATATAAAGGCCCATATAAAGCCCGCTTAACTGGATCAGGTCGTTGAACGGCATCGGCGGCAGGGCAATGCGCCAGACTGCGTTAGCGACGTGCAGAACAATCGAGTTCCAGAGCCACAACAGCCCGATCAGATACATGCCGAGCGGACGCCATGCCCGCGCCCAGAGCGGCTCATCCTGCTCAGCGGCCAGCGTCGCCAGCTGCAGTTGCAGGTCGCGATCATAGGCGGCGACCATATCAGGCGCGGCCCGTTCGACTTCGCGCATGGCATCAATGACCCGACCAGGTGTTTCGGTCGCCATGGTCTCGACCTTATCGACGCTGACACCGGCGCGGGTGGCGATGGCCTGCACCACCTGGGCGACCAATGCGCCGTCGCGGTCGCCCAGCTTTTTGCCGATGATCTTTTCAACCATCGGCATCCCCGCCTTCACGGCCAGCTCGAGTAAAATTGCCGACATCAGAAACTCCGAAGGAAGGCCGCGATGCGCGGCGAAATGCGGTTGAGTTTGGCAGCGACTGTGTCGCGGTGCCGGTAAAGATAAACGCCAGCCAAACAGACCCCCGCCACGACCAGCGCGGCCTGGGCATAGGGGATCGACAGCAGCGCATCAGTGATGTCGGATTGCCCTGCGGGCACCGCAGCCCCCGCGCCGGTCGCGGCAACGGTCGTGCCGGTGACCTTCGCCTCCGAGCGCGCATTCAGGCGGCGCTGCAGCGTCGTCAGCGTGGCGCGGCCAATGACGCCGTCCACGGTCAGGCCATGATCGCCCTGGAAGCGCATGACGGCATCTTTCAACACCGAATCCAGCATTGGACCTGGCTGATAGCCCAGCGATTGCAGCGCCTCGCGGGCCGCAGCCTTTTCAGTCGATGTCAGGGGGATGCCCCAGCGGGCAAACATAGGGGACGGCACAGAGGAAGGGGTTGCAGAGCGATAGGTACGATCGAAAAGCATTGCGGCTTCGCGTTCGCGGCGCGTTGTCAGACTGGGCAGGACTTTGCCATCACTCTTGTTCCATTGCATCAGGCTCATGGCGATGTCTTTCCGCCCAACCTTGGCCAACCAAAGCTTGACCCAAGATGCCGATTTGATTGCGCCCGTGTTCCAGTGGAATGAAATGCCCGCATCAAACTCGTGCTGCTTGGGGCGCTCGACCGCTGCAGGATTGTGCCGACGTTGTCGGTGATCTCGGCCACTTCAAAAAGCTTCGAAGCATAGCCATTGCGGGTTGATGTCCAGCTCACTGTGTCCAGCGGCTCCAGCACCGCCGCGTCCGGCGGCAGCGTCAGGCCATGGCGGCGGTAGCGGCGCTCGTCGGTGATGTAAGAGTTCATCAGGCGCTGCACCTGATCGGGGTATGGGCAGGCAGGCAGATCCAGCGTGGTGACGCGGCGGTCGCCGTCCTCGGCCTCCCAGGTGGCGTTGTAGCGCGACGGTGCCGCCTTGGCTTGCCAGACAGCCCCCGGGTCGGGGTATTTCGCGTCGATGCCGTTGAAGCGCTGATCGGCCTGCACAAACGGCTGATAGTCTTGCGGCGCGGTGACGATCAGATCGTCGTCGGTCAGAAACAGCACCGGCAAGCCCGGCCCGCCGACCCTGATTTTGAACTCGCCGCCCACTTCGGCCAACTGGCCGGTGCAGCCCTTCATCAGCTCTTCCAGCACCGCCGCAGGCTCGGCATCGACCCGCACCTCGTATCCGGCCTGATACTGCGCCACTGCCGGTGTGCCGATGGTGGTGTCGCATTCGTTCATCGCGGTGAGCCGTGGCATCGAAGATGCTGTTGGTGACTTGGAGTGTGAATGTTGCGGAGCAACTATCATGCATCAGGACGCCGTCGACGAAGATGGCGCGATAGCCTGCCGGTGCCAAAGTTGCGAGTTTGATTGGCAGAAATACTGGCGTACCTACGGCGATACGGAAGCGAATTTCGAGTTGTCGCGCTAAAGGCCGCTGACTAAGCCGAGGTTTTGATCGGCGCATCGACATCTTAGGCCGAGTCCAGCGCCGGAGGCGTATTGATGAAACCACGCAGATCAGACAGGCGGCTGACATAGCCCCGGCAAACCTGTCGCCTAGTCGGTCCGGCTGCCGAACGTAATGCATAATCACCGATGCCTATGTATCGCAAACATCCAGGTGTGCCGGCCATCCGCAAGCGTGAAAGGCGCCCCAATCAGGTTTTGCGGAACAGCCTGAAATAAATCCATTCCGGCAAAAAACGCGAGGTCAGAAACAGCCACGAAAACGGGCGCGGAAAGCTGGTTTGAAAGCGGCGGCTCCGCATGGCGCGCAGCACATGCGCGGCGGCTTGCGGAGCTGTCATGATGAAGGGCATTGCAAAATCGTTCTTCGCGGTCAGCCGGGTTTGAATGTAACCGGGGTTGATCAGTTGCACCCGCACCCCGCTTTGCCACAGGTCAGCCTGCAGGTTTTGCGCCAGATGCATCAGGCCTGCCTTGCTTGCGCCATAGCCAATCGCGCCGGGCAGACCTCTGAAACCGGCAAGCGACCCGATCAGGACAATATGCCCTGCGCCGCGGTTGGCGAAACCGGGCGCGACATGCGCCAACACCCGCAAAGCACCAACGAAATTGGCTTCGGCCATGGCGACAGCGGCGGCGGCGGCGGCATTCCAGTTTTGCGCCGCCATCGGTTCGTAAAGCCCCACGGCATAAATGATGCCATCAAGCGGCGGCAGGTTTGCAGCCGCCGCCTCAACCGACGCGCTGTCCATCACATCGCAAGCCACCACCTGCGCCTGCCGCAAGGTCGATGCCAGATCGGCCAACCGGTCGGCAGAGCGCGCAGACAGCACCAAGGATGCGCCTTCGGCATCCAGCGCAACCGCCAAAGCCCGGCCCAAACCTTCCGATGCGCCAACGATCCAATAGCATTTGCCCGCAAACATCATCGCACCGCCAAGGGGGTGGCGACGATCAATCCGGTGCTTTCGGCCTTTAGCATCATCGCCCCCCTTGCCACGCAGCGCCACTTAGGCATGCCGCAGCTCTACCTGCACAACATCGGTCTGGCCGACCTCGAACGCGGCCGCGCACATGCCCAGATAATACTGCCAAGACCGCAGAAAGGCCCCGCCATAGCCAAGCTTGGTTATCTTTGCCTGTTGCTCTGCCATCCGCTGCCCCCACAAGCGGCAGGTCTGCGCGTAATGCGTGCCAAAGCCGAAACTGTCCTGCACCTGCAACCCGGCCTGTGCCGCCTGCGCCGCGATCTGCGCATCCGACAACAGCATCCCGCCCGGAAACACATGCTGCCGGATGAAATCGGAACTGCTGCGATAGGTTTCGAAATAGCGATCCGGCACGGTGATGGCCTGCAGCACCGCGCGCCCGTCGTCGGCAAGACGCGCCTTCAGGGCCGCGAAATACGTGGGCCAGTATTTCGCGCCGACCGCCTCGATCATCTCGATCGACACGATGCTGTCATAACGGCCCGTCGCATCGCGGTAATCGCAAAGCGCAATCTCGGCCCGCCCGTCCAGCCGCGCATCGGCATAGGCGCGCTGGTTGGTCGAGATGGTCAGTGCCGTCACCTGCCGACCCTGATCGGCGGCACGTTCGGCAAAACCACCCCAGCCGCAGCCGATTTCCAGCGTCCGCTCGCCTTGGCCAAGCCGCGACAGGATGCGGTCGTATTTGCGGTCTTGCGCGCGACCAAGATCGGCATCGGCCGCGTCGAAAAGCGCCGAAGAATAGGTCATGCCCGGATCAAGCCAAAGCTGATAAAACTCGTTGCCAACATCGTAATGTGCGTGAATGTTGCGCGCCGAGCCACGGCGCGAATTGGCGCGCAGAACGGTGTCGGTCAGGCGAAACTTCAGCCGATGAAACCACGACCCGAAGGTATACTGCGAAAGCGCGTTCATGTTCAGCAACGCAACCTGCCCCAGCAGCTCTAGCGACGGGCTGTCCCACAGCCCCGCGACATAGCTTTCGCCAAAGCCCACGTCGCCGCGCAGCGCGCAGGCCGTCACCATCGCCCAATCGTTGATCTGCAGTTCCGCCGCCGGATCGCCTGCGCCAAAGTCATGCACCGCCCCATTTGGCGTGATCACCCGCAAAGAGCCGTGCGAAACAGCCGCGCAGGTTTCAAGGAATTCAAGTTCAACGCGTTTGCGCAAGAACAGCATCAGCTGACCTCTTTCTTCGGGGGAAGTGGCGGCGGCGCATAGCGCGCGCCTTTCGATTTCAATTT